TATACATTTATACTATTATACTTTAACTTTGTATTCAGCTTCGGTGAGCAGACCAACAGCATATTTGTTGGCAGGGCGAAAGATAGTTAGTTTTTGATTACGCATTTCAGGAGCAAAGCTAATGTGTGTCCAACGTGCATACTCGTGAATCATTTGATCATATTTTAAACCTGAAGCTTCGATAGCTTTGCAAACCTTCAAAGGATCTCCAAAGGCTGCGCAGGTGAAGTCAATTGCAAAGCCGTCCATATGACTAGAGATTTTGCTACCACCAACAGCAACGTTCACATCAGGCAAACGAAGCCATGAATTGATATGAATGCTTTTACCACCTAAGATTTCTCTAATCTTCTCCATGCCTTCAGCAGCATGTTTCATATTGGCAAGCTGTAGCTCACTAGGAAGATTGAGAATACCTAAGCGTGTAGCAGTTTCTGAATAGGTTGCCTCATCAAGTGTGAAATGATTACTCAGTTGCATCAGTCTTCTCCTCAGGTTCACCATTCATTTTAATAGCAGCTAGCCAACCAATAAAGCCACCAACAATGGTGGAGAAAGCAGGGGCAATAATAGGGAAGATGTCTTTATTATCAATCATACTATTAGGCATGAATAGACCACCCAACAGTGTGACAGTCATAGCAACCATCACAAAAGCTAATGTCCTAGCAATCATCCTAGCTATTTCAAATACAACTTGTTCTTTCATTTCTTTCCTACCTTATCAGCTATTTTTTCCATAGTCCTACCACCGAAATAGAAAGACATAACGAGCATTCCCCATTGACCTAGAAGCTCAACATAAGCACCTCTAGTTTCAAATCCAAAAATAGAAGCAACAGCAAACCCACTATAAGCAAACAAAAGGAATATCAATGTTGCTGGACGAATGTTCTTAGACAACCATGAGTCAGAAGACATATCAGCTTTGTGACGATCAGTTAGGTTGTTCTGTTCTATCTTGTAATATTCCATTTCCATCTCTGCTAGCTTCTGTGCAGCAGCAGGATCACCAGCAATAGCTTTAGCCACAGCTTCCACACTATCACTCACACCAAACTTAGAAGCCAATGCAGACACAGCCGCTCCACCTAAAGGGCCAGCAACCATAGTAGCTAGAGTAGGTGCTACACCTTTCAATAGATTGAGTAGATCATTCATTTTCTTTTTCCTTCTTAGGCTTTAGTTCTTCTTTAAGCTTACGAAGCTCTTTGGCTTCAGCTCTAATTGTTGTACGTATGGCAAGTATGTCCATATACATAATGGCTGTTAGTGGAAGCAATAAAGCAAACACCAAAGCCATAACAACTAATCCAACCAGAAACTTGTCTGTATCGTCTGTTGCCATATCACCCCTGCTAATAGTCCCCACATCCACAGCACGACTAACGTTACCCCTATCATTGCGAAAAGACGGTCTATTCTGTTGTTTTGCCGTTGCCATTTCTGTGCCTTTTCGTTACGGAGTTTCTTTATTTGTTCCTGTCTAGCAAATTCTTGTTCTTCTTTAATCTTGCCATACATCTTTAAGAATCGTGTGTATAAGTCTTTTAGTTCTGGTGGTGCATACACCATTGTTTCTCTAATCTGTACTGTCAAAGTTTCAAGCTGAAGCTCAACCTCTACACGCTCTATAGCTTTCATAGCGTGGTTCTGATTTACTTCGTATATATGAAGCGACTCATCTTCTAAGTTTTTATAATGGCTTGTAATCTGCTGCTGTATGTCAAAGAACTTCCCTAAGTTTTGACTCACCTCATGAACCACTTGCATCTGCAGAGTTTCTGCATCAACGTCTACTTGTTTCTTTTTAGCTTGCTTTGGTTTTGCTGCTGCTGGCGCTGACTCAGGTACTGCCTCATCTCGTCCTTCGCTTTGGAAAAGGCTCTTAACCCATCCCCAAAGTCCTGTAATAGTTTTAATAGTTTCTTTAACTTCTGAGGCAATGCCTTCAGCGTCATCTTTGAAAGCGTCAACAGCTGCTCTACCTTGAGAGAGCATGTCGCAACCAGCTTTGATAGCACCCACCGCACTCTGAGCAAGGAGTAGGAGACTGAATGGATCCACGTCATTTCTTTAAGTCTTTATATAGCTGAACAATCCTATGACCAATCAGCAATGTTGTATAAATAAGAGTGGCCCATAAGACCAACTCAGACACTTGATAGCCTGCCACTGTAGCTAAGCTAACTGTGATGGGTGGAGCAGCTTTTGTTGCAATGGCTGCTAATGTTTCTGTTGTTGCAGTGTCTGTCATTTCAATGTGAGTTGATAAGCAGTGTCAAGGAACAAGCCTACAATTTCATCGATGACATTCTGAATGGCTGAGTCAGTTTGGTCAGCCACCATATAGCGACTACATTCCAAGCATTCCAAGATTTGTTTCAATACAGAAGCAATGTCACCTGTGTATCTATCTTCACAAACACAGACATCCAAACGCTGACCTGTACGGCCTTGGTATTTCTGTGCCAAACTGTCTGCCAAATCTACAATGTTGTTGTAGAAGTCTTCGAGAGTTTTATGTTCAGCAAAGCTTGTTGTTTTTAAATGTGCATTGTGAGCAAGTGTTCTAGCTAGGAATAGCTGACCAACAAACTCTCCCATGTCTGCACAGCCTTCTTCGTTCATAGGCATTGACATGCCTCGTTGTTGTGGACGTTGAATAAGCATTAGAGGCTCCAAGGCAAGCCAGAAGCGCTAACAGGGTTACGCTGTGCTTCAATCTGAGATGCCAATGAAGCCTCTACAGTAGCCTCACCTAGCTTGTCTTTCACCCATGCAATCACTTGAGCCTCAGTGAGGGATTCAAAGGGAATCATGCCAGCTTCAGAGCCGTCAGGCGTAAAGCCGATAGTGCCGTAGGTAGATGCAAGATGATCGCCGTCTACTGCTGATACATCGTAATGCACAGTAGTGACGAAGCCGTCAGAAGTGTTGCGGTCAAGTTGATTGATTGTCCAAGTGATGTTCATTTATTTCTCCGTGATAGGTTGGGTAGTTACAAAACGCAAAACGACAATGCCAGCAGCGATTGCCATACCTGCATACATCTGCATAACAGGGGTGAGATTCAACACCTGTAAGTTGCCTTGCAAGATTGAAAGCAAAGCCAAAACAATGGCGTACCAGACTGTTTTAGATTTTAGGGCTTGGGTTAGGGTGTTCATTTTGTCTCCTTAGTGATGTGCGTACTGACCGTGAAATTTCTCACGTGCCATGCTGCCAACTAAATCAGCAAGCTCTAAGTCTTTGAAATAACCAATCAATTTGCTTTTCTTATCAACAGAAATACGGACAAGCCATGCTTTTGATTTTTTATGCCACGACACACCCCGACTGCCAGATGTATTGTTTTTACAAGCGGCTTTGTTGTATTGGTTTTGCGTTCGCGTTACTTCACGTAGATTTTTTAAACGGTTGTCTTGTCTGTCGCCGTTAATGTGGTCAATCTCTTTGGGCAAGTAACCATGTTCAAGCAAAAAAATTAAGCGGTGAACTTTGTGAATTTTTCCTTGCCATGTAACATGACGATAGCCTGTTTGATGAATTGAGCCGACTTCTTTTCCAACAAGGTATTGCTTGTTAGGGTGGCTTACTTTTTTCCAGTACAGTTTGGCGTCACGGTACTCAAAGTTCTCGGCTACAAGTTCTTTATTCATTAAAAAATCCTTGTCAAAGAATATGTATATGTTTGAGTTGAAACTAACCCTGTTACTCGCAAAGTATTATTTGAAGGTGAAGTCAAAACAAAACCATTTCCTGTTGAAAGGGTTGCAAGCGTAACTCCACCCGCAGCATTTACGTAGGCAGTATGAACAACAAAAGTTGTTGTGTTGACATCGCCTCGGCATACAACCATGTAAGTTGCACCAGAAAGCAAGCCTGTAATGTCTTCCGTTGCCCCATTTACCAAACTTGCTGTTGTAGCTTGTCGAGTTGTAAAACTTCCACCAACAACTTTTTTCTCGTTTGACAAAACACCAGCGGAGCTTGTTGTGCCAACCATGTAATTACCAGAGGCATCTAACGTAGCCGCCTGAGTGAAGGTAATGGCGTTACCTGCTGTGCCTGAGGCTGAGTAGTACCA